CAGTTCATCACAATCTGAACAAATGAATAACGTATCATCCGAAAGCATGTGAAGCCCAACACCTAAAGCATCCCGTTGTGCTCGCTCACGTAACCACGGATCTGGTGCTTCTTCAATAGAAGGCAGCTCAACGTGTAAAACCTGTACTTTACTGTCGTCGATACCTAGTTCTTTAAGAGTATCTACGCAGGTAAAAGGTTTCTCATCACCACGGTGTGTTCTGTTGGCATCTGTTATTAAGAACCCGTCAACGTAATCTTCAAGAGTTCTGATGCGGAGCTCTAGAAGTTCTTTCTCGTTAAAGTAAGGAAAGCAATCGACAAGCATACAAGGTTGACGCGAGTGTCACCATAGTAGCTTAAACCTGTTGAATATATTTGGCTGCTCTGCGTTTAGCCCTTGTCAAAATACTTACATCTGTATCCATGGCGGGGTCAAACCCATCTTGACCTCCTCCACTCGAATAATCAGTAGGTGCTACAGGAGCTTGAGGTTGTCCTTTTAATGCAGTCTGATCCTGAGCGGACATGTCTTCGAATACCGTATCCGCTGATTGGTTAGCTCGTCGTTGAGCCTCAGCTGCCGCAGTCTGCATCTGATAAGCTTGAGCAAAACCATAAGCATTAGCGTTATGAGTGTTCATTAGTATAGAGCGGTACAATGAGATGAGGTACCAGACACTACAGCAGTGCAGCTAAGAGGCAACAAAGTAGTACTCGTGATCTGTTCAAAACGTGAAAGTTGGCCCTGAGAATCAGTAAGCACGAGAGTTACTTTAGAAGCGCTCCCACCGGTAATGTGCTCGACCAAGATACCTCGGCAGGCAGGGAAATTCACCCGAGCCATATTGCCCGAAGTTACTATGTGAAAACCACTGCCATACGGTAGTGTTGCTGACTGTCCATAATACGAACCAAAAGCGCGAATATCCATAAGACAGATTTTTTTTAATTTTAACCGCATTCCTCGGAAATTTGTATTAAACGTTTTAAATACCACTCACATTTCTTTAAATCCTCTACTCCATTTTTATGCTCTGTCCTCCATAAATACTTCAAACACGCTCCCCGGCAATATGATTTAAAGCCTTCATGCCCAAGTGCAGATTTTAAAGCATCGATACACTCGACAGAGCCCTGGTTATAGTGTGCCGGTTTATTAACGACGTCAACTGTCCCGCACCCGAAATCAACAACGTCACCCTTTAAATCCCAAAAATCTGACATGAGAACTAGCCTATTAGCACTTAAACATAGTGGTTATGTCTAAGCATGTGTTTTGATTTTTTAATAAAACGTTACTGTACTTGTTGTCTAAGTGTTCCAGTAATCCGCAGGGAGCAATACGAAGCTTATCTCCATCACGAATTAACGGCACCACTCGGCGGTGTTCTTGATCGGTGCTAAGAGATTCAAAAGCAAGACCTAAAGAACTTCTGTCAGCTATCGGCCAACAACGAAATTTCGTTAAATCAAAACTTCTTATGGGATCACAGCTCTCAGACACGACATACTTCTCAGCCATTTCAGAGTCCAGTATCATCATTCCCATATAAGGATTACCAAGGGACGCAAAACAAATAAAATCATCACAAGGAGTCATAAAAGTTTGCACGTTATAGGGGCGATCTCCCCACACCGCTTTAGTAGGTCCGTTTAAATCCCAGATTCTGTGGTTATCAAAAGGAATAAGTAAACTATCTCTGCGTTCTACCCGGCAAAAACCTGGTTCGAGATTTAAAAGTTTAAGTTTATCTTTCCAAGCAAGCCAATAGTCAAAGTTTTCACGTGTAAATAACATATCATTCTCTGTATATACATAAAAATCGTAAGTTTTATTCTGAACAACTTGTTTTAAAAGATGTTTATGCGCCCAAGTAAGGCTGAAACCTACGTACTCAGGTTCCGCTACGATAATATTTAAATTACAGGGACCTAAATTAGGTTGTAACAAGTCCAAGACAGCTTGTTTGTCTTGTTTATGTTCGAAGTCAATAAAAATATAAAAGTCTTTAACACCTGGAAGAGTTATGTAGCCTTTTAAAGTTTTTAAAAGAACGTCAAATCGCTCTAAAGGATTGTGCGCTGTTACGGCGATAAAGTAGTTAGTAAGTATTGGTTCGTTATCGGAAATCATCAATACTCCATTTCGAAACCACCTCGGCGTTGCAGAAAACAGATTAAATGCGTGTATGCATCAAGTAAGTCATCGTGCGAAGTAGCTCCAATGTTGATTAACTGGTCGAATAATAGATCAAATTTACGGTACCGATTAAAAATTACTTTTTTATTTTCCAGCAGACCCAGTGTCCCCCTGAATCTAGAGACTTTGTCGCCTCTGAACCCATTTACCTCGTGGATATGAATGTTACTAAGTCCCTTATCATTCAACAAAATTCTTCGAAGATCAGCCGCTAACGATGCTTGATACGCAACAGCTTCCACGACTAACGTGCACGTGGAATATGTCGGGAACAACTCACCCGCTGCGTTCTCTACCAAGATCCCCCACTCAACGAGCATCTTACAAAGTAAATCAATCTTCTCAAGATTACCTATAGAGCGAACCTGATGCGCGTCAATAATATAGTACTTATCCTTTACCCTACCACCCAAGACCATCGCAGTATAGTCTGAAGTTTCACTACGGCTAGCTGATAAATCCACACCGACTGCTAGCGAATCAAATTCTGTTACAACATCTCCTTTTACAAGTAGATCAGGCGAGAGAATTAAATCAGAGGTCATTACCGGTTGCTGCTGATACTGATAAGCGAAAGCAACAGGATCAAGCTCTTTTTGACCTAGTAAATAATCAACACTCCACTGTTCGGGCCAATAACTTTCAGGATTACTATCGTTGTCGTACGTCAATGCTTCTTGGGTAACCTGTTTCCAACCTCGTTCAGGTACAAACATTGTTTTGTGAATATCTAATGGGTGGAATCGGGTACCTAAACAGATGGCTCGACCACCCTCAAAAATAATAGGTGCAATAACCGACGACCAATTATTATTCATCTCCTCACGGATTGTCGGGTTGCGTATATCTGCAGAACTTTTAACTGGGTCATCCACGAGGCATAAATGGGCTCGTTTAGATGTAATGGATCCTCTGAGACCAGCAGCGCGAAGAGTAAATTCTTCGTCACCAACTCGAGATATGCCTGCGTAGTCAAAATCAATCGACCAACCTACATCACTCTGCATTCCCGGTTTAAGCCGACAAGTGGGAAATATTTTTTTAAATTCGGTCGAATCAACTATCTGTTTAATGATTCTACTTTTCGGTATAGCGGTATTAATGTTGTACGAGATATAGATAATTTGTAGGGGCATTTTAGCGGCTGTGTGGCGACCTATGCACCACGCGGTAAACATGTTCATCACAGTGCTCTTCGCTGAACCTCTAGGACTTAGTATGTCAAGGTTTGGTCCTGCTATATCTAGTAGATACTTATTGCTATCTCCTGTTATCAAATGTTTGTACCACTCCAACATATGCCTTGCTGGTGGCTTATCAAGCAACGTACAAAACGTTTGGAAATCACTAGCCGCCCTTGTGAATATAGTATCTAAAACTGGAGCATCACTGTCAAACGCTTTAGCCGCCCTCATTTGTAGAGCGCGGCGGTAAGCAAAAGTTTCACGACTAGGCATAAAAGGTAATACTGTCTGTATACTGATAGCAAGATTCTAACCCCAAATGGCAAAAATTCTGTGGTACGGAGATATCCTCTCAAATACTGGGTTTGGTAGAGTTACACACAGTATCTTAGAGTACCTCCAAAAGAACCATGAGATTGTAGTTGTAGGAATAAACTACTCAGGTGATCCGCATGATCTGCCTTTTAAAGTTTATCCAGCAGCAGCTAAAAATCCTCAGGATCGATTTGGTATTGGACGTCTACCTGAAATTGTCGACACAGAAAAACCCGACTTTATAATCTGTCTAAATGATATCTGGGTAGTAAATCAAGTTTGGGAACGTGTTCATCTACTTAAAGATCAGTATAAATTTAAATTTATTGCTTACTTCCCACTAGACTCACAGTGGTACATTGAGAGTCATATGCGGTTTGTGAAGGACTGGGACTT